GGTGGTGCCTGCGGTGCCGACGGCGTTGTAGACGTCCTTGTAGACGTTGGCGACGTCAGCATCGACGCTGGCGGCGAGCTGGCTGATGCGCGGCTTGAGGATGCGATCAGCGAAGTCGTCCAGCGACAGGGCCATCTCGGCGGTCGTGAAGTTGACGCCGATGTGCTTCTGGTTCGAGACGGACATCGTGGTGAACTGCTCGTTCTCGTCCTGCACTTGCAGGGCGGCACCGTCGGTGACGAGTGCGCGGTCGGGCAGGCGGATGCGCAGGGTGGAGCCGATCTTGGCACCTTCCTTGGCGAAGCTGTCGTCGTACTGGCGGTTGATGTTCCGCGTCAGGACGAGGTTGTTTTCGAAGATCTCCAGGGCCTTCCTGGTGATCATGTCGATGGTCAGAAGCGAGTTGGCCACGTCGGTGGTTCCTTGCAGAGGGGGTTCAGTTGGCCGCTTTTCTCATCTGCCGGAGCCGTTCCTGCGCGATCCATTCCGACGTGCTCATGGCAGATACAGAGCGGGGGTCGGTGGTGTCGTAGGCGGGGGTGCCATTGCTGGTCGGCGTGACAGGGGAGATAGGCGGTGGAGCGGAAGTGGTGCGTTTGACCGGGGGAGACGAGGCCAGCGCGGCTTCGATCCGTCCGATCTCCTTGGCCTGCAAGAGCGGCGACAGTCGCGCGATCCTCGCAGCCTCCGCCGGATTGGACCCGAGGTGATAAAGCACGTCGGGGCCTTGGTCGGAGGCGCGGATGGTTTCGGCCATCTCGGCAGTGATCGGCAGGGACGGGTTGTACGCGACCTGTTTGAAGTCGGTGTACTTGCCGAGGGCCTGCTCCTCGCGGTCGAAATAGGCGTCTGCAACGGCGTCCTGCTGTCGCTGCCGTTCCCGCTGCTCGACCAAGGCCAAAGCCTTCTGCTCTGCGAGCGCGTCGGCGTATGCCTCGGTGCTCTCGAACTGGTCTGCCGGCGGGAGCGGGGCAGGCGGCGGCGTCTGGCGCTGCTGCTCACGTTCCCATTTACGCTGCTCTCGTGCGAGACGCTTGCTGACGACCGCATCCAGTTCTTCCTGGCTGAAGGTCTTGGGCGTTACGTCTTCCGGCGTCTCTATAACAGGCTCCAGCGCCGCCGTGGCCGCTGGTTCTGACGCGGTTTCCTCAACCCCCGCTAGGCTTTGATCGTCTGACATTCGTGGTCCCTTGGAACCCCCGGTGAACCCCGCCGGTAGAGTGATGAGAAGGTAACTGCGTTGCGGCCTATTGGCAACAGGTGTCAGAACACCTGCCACCAACGCCGGTTCTGGCTCTCGGCGATAGCCACGACGGCGTCTTTCTGGACGCTGCACACCCGCAAATCGGCGTCACTTTGGACGATCGCGTTGCCGAGGTCGCCCACCGTCTGCGCGCCTGACACGTCGACGGTCGAGGTGCACGGAGCCCGCAGGCTATCGGGGATCGTCACTCGAGCGGCTCCCCCTGCGCACGCGCTCAAGGTCAGCGCCAAAGCCGGGAGGCAGAGGCTGGTCAGCGCCAGCGATTTTCTCGACTTCACGTTGCTTCTCCTGTTGTTCCTGCCGGATGACCGGCATCTCGGTCGCCACGCGGTCCAGCGCCTTGCCCGTGGCCTCGCCGACAGTCGCCTCGCCGCGCATCGTCTTGAGCCGCGCGCGGTCGGCGCACCACGACATCGTCAGCAAGAGGGCGAGCACGATGACGCCGAGGGCGATCCATGCGCGCAGCGTCAACGTCTTCACAGCACCAACTCGAAATGCGGACTGTCGCTTTCGCCCTTCTCGCGCGGCTTGCCGTCGCGGTCCCAGTCAGCGCCCCACCGGATCTCGACGCCGAGGGTGTCTGCGGCGGCGAACATGGCCTTGGCGACCACGTCCAGCTTCTTGTGCGACCAGTCGACCGGGAACGGCACGAGGTCGACGGCGTGGCCGTAGCCGGTCGTCGGGTTGACGAAGTGGTTGGACTTGAGCGTCCACGTCACCTTCTGGCCCGGCTTGGTCCGGCCTTGGGCGTACAGTTCGGCCTGCCGCTCGGGCGTGCGGACGCCCTCCAGCACCATGAAGTCCTGATGCGTCAGTTCAATGGCCATCTCGACCACGTCCACCAGCGAGGGGTGGACGCCCTTGAGGCGTTCGCGCGACTTGGGGCCGAGGGCGTAGGTCATGGCGTCGGTTCCTTGATGCGGGCGGCTTCGTCGTCAGCCGCCTGTGCGACTTGGTCGGCGGCGCGGGCTGCGGTTGGGCCAGCCGGGTTCTGTGCGTTCTTGGCCCCCACGCTGCTGCCCCACCGGAACGCGCCGTAGGAGACCGGGATGCCGAGGATCGCCGTGGCCAGGGCCGAGACGATCGGGGCAACGGCGGGGTCCAGCTTGAAGACGAACAGCCCGGCGACGATGCCTGCGACGATCACCAGCGAGCCGATGACGGCCAGCGCGTCGAGCGTGGCGTAGTTGCGCTCGGGCAGGGTCATGACAGCCCCAACACCTTGGTCACCTTTGGCAGCAGGATCATCAGTACCGCGCCAGCCCCGCCCGCTACGCCGTAAATCCAGATGTTAGATCTCAAAACAGCGTCGAGTTTGGTCTCCACCGCTTCCACGCGGCGCGTCAGGTGCGCGACCCGCTCGATCACCACGGGGAGGGTTTCGTCGCTCATCGGCCAGCATGCGGGACAGCAGCATCCCGCCTCCGATCAGACACCCACTGGCGAACAATATCCAACCCATGTGAGGCCCCGACAATTCCGAGGGTAAGAAGCTGGACGATGAAGAAGCCGTTGACCGCCACGACATAGGTGTAAAGTCCCCCGTGGGTCAGGTCGCCCATCTGCCACATGGAGATGGTGACTGCGTGTAGCATGAGTTGGGCCACCAACGCACACACCATTGCCGCTTTCCATGGCTCTTTGTTGCTTCGCCACGCGCGGTAGATCATCGCGCACAGAGCCAGGTCGAGGATCGGCGCGGCCAGCATCACGTCTGGAAAGCCGTACAGCTCGACCAGCAGGTTGTTGACCACGAACACGACGGACAGCAGGACGCTGACCCCCATGAGGTCGGCGTATTTGCGGGGGCGCGAGATATAGGCCCAGGACGACAGCAGGAATACGCCTGCCATCGCGGCCAGATACCAATACATCATGGCTTGACGGGCTCGTCAGGGTCGTTGACCGGCGGCTTGTTGGTGCCGCCCGAGAACAGCACGACGTTGTCTTCCGGGTAGGCTTCCTTGAACGCGCGCTGCGCGCGATCCTGGAGGTAGTGAACGCGGCGCAGTTGGCGTTCGGCCCGGGCGGTCGCTTTCGTCAGGGCCTGCGCCGCCTCGGTCATGGCATCAAACCGCGCCTCCAGCTCCAGTTGCGCCTTGCCAATGGCCTCGATGTGTTCTTGCGAAGTCATAGCCTAGCCCCCTAAACCAGCGTTCCAACGCGGAAGCGGTATTTCTGATTGCCGACGTAGGTGCCTTCATACACCTGTTTGCCGCCGGAAACGCAATTCACATACATCTTGCGATTTCCCTCCTCGCGGTCCTGCGCAAACATCTGCGAGGTGGCGCAGAACGAGTAGTCCCCGGGAGGATCGAACGGGTAGTCCCCGAGCAGCAGCATCTCAAGGATGATGTCCGTGTCGATGACGCCGTGACGCACCTGCATCAGGTCTGTACCCGTCCATGTGCTGATGCCGTCGACAGCGACGCTTGGCCGCTGGTAATACGCGGTGTCCGACGGATCGACCTCGTACCCAATGACGATTTCCGACGCGCCGCGGACCTTGGCGCGGTTGATCGTCGTGGTCGGCATCATGGCGGAGTAGCCGTCGTTAAAGCCGATCTGGCCTCCGACCGTGCCGTTCATGGTCGCCCGGGTAACGCCTGCCGTCCGCAATGCCTCGCCGGTCTGGAACGTGCCGACGACGTCCTTGACGTACCACTGACCCGCTGCGTTTGAGCCTGCGTAGCTGCCCGTGGTCGGAGCCGGAGCCACAACAAGAACGGCAGTCGCGCCAGACGTTGCGCCCGTAATCGTCGTGCCTTCCGCGACGTTCAGGTTCCCGGCGGTGTAGGCCATCGTGCGGCCAATCTTGTGTGTGTGCAGCACCGTGACGCCGTCAGCGTCCAGCGTCTGCTCGATCGTCACCTGACCGATGCGGGTAGGTGTGGCGACCGGGGGGCGATACACGTCGTAAACCGTCGTCCAGACCAGCGATGCGCCGCGAGCCCGGGTACCGACGGCGGACGCTTTGATGTCGGCTTCGCCATCCATCGAGAGCGACGAGGACACCATCTGCATCAGGCCGTGGCCGAGGCCGTATAGCTCGTAGCCCGCCGAACTGTCGGCATACAAGCCGACCTTGATTGCAAACTCAGCCGTCGAGGGCTGGTCGCCTTGAAACAAGCCGCTCCCGACCTCGTCGGAGTAGAGCCAGCTATAGAGGTAGTCCTTACCGCCGATGCTGGCCTTGTGGGAGTTGACGGCAGGTGCGTAGTCGTTTTGGAGCACGCCCTGCGACATTGCGCGGCCCATGTCATACATGATGACCGCGTGAGTATCCTGGTTCATCCGCTTGCCAGTGACCAGCGAGGTGTCGTCGTATTGGACGGCCATAAGCTCGACCAGCCACGTCCGCTCCGTCAGCTTCTGCGCAAACACGGGCTCCAGCACAGTCGGGGCTTGCAAGGCCAGCGCCGCGTCCTGCTCGGTCGCCACGGTCAGCGCGGTCGACGGATACTCGACGATATTGAACCGACCGGAAGCGTTGCGGACAACCTCGATCGTCTGCTTATCCGACCACAGCCCGGCTGCCGTCAGCGGTGTGGTGTCGGTCTTGTCATAGATCGCGGTGGCCGCGATAACGTCTGCCGTGTTGGGAAAGTTGCGGATGGCGAGCGTTGCCGAGCCCGTGGGTTTGTCGCCTTGCACCTGAATGGTGTAGCGAACGTTAGCGAGGTTCGCCGGAATCTTTGTCTCTGCGAAAGGCAGTTTGCCAACGATGGTGTTGCCCGTTCCCGACACCCACTCAAGTTGGACGTAGGTTGGCTGCACGACGTAGGCCGGGGACAGCAGGACGTATTTGGACCGCGCTGCGACCGGCTGAATGATGAACGGCGTGTTGGCCGTTATCGCGCCTGCGGGAAGGCTGTTGCCGTTCGGCAAGACGATTTCAGTCGCGGCCCCGCTGAACACGCCCGCGATCGTCGCGGTGACGATGCTGCCGAGTTGCCCCTCGCTGTTGGTGAACACGGCTACGCCAAAGAACAGTTGCGACGTGCCGACGCCGCTGACCGAGAAGCCGGTCACAGGTGTCATGGGGTATGACCGGGACGTCGCGGACGCGACTGTGCAGGGGACAACGGCGGCGTCCAGCGTCTTGGTCAGGTTCACCAGGGGTGACGTAGCCGTGGCCGTGCCAGCGACGTTCTGGTAGAGCGCCATCAAGTTGGTGCTGGTGGCGTCGTCGGTCCAGT